AATGACTCTAAGATTGTAGGCATCTCCCCAAAAGGTAAGGCTGTTCTAGCGGCACCTGCACTAGCAGGTTCTCTACCAGAGGTTGGTACAGAGTCAAGACCAACTAAGAAGGTTGAGAAAAAGGTTAGTACTGGTGGTCCAAAGACACGTCCTAACAACAAACCTAAGAAGAAGACTACTCCTACTCCAAAGGGTCCAATGACTTTGACTAAGTACCTCAATGACGAGATTAAGAAAAGAGGTTCTTCAGTAACTGCAGAGAAGAAGGGTTCAGATAAGTACACTAGTATCGCAGCTGCTAAGAAAGCTGGTTCACTGTACTACAAGAACACTAAGACTGGTAAGACGATGGCAGCAGTTTACAAAGAGGACTTGACTAATTGATGTTTCAGAAGAAAGTTGAGTAACTCCTCATGATGATGGAAACCCGTAACTACACTACGGATACACAGGCTATCACTGTTACCGCTACTGCTGGTGGCGCTAGCAGTGATGTGCTGTATACTTGTCCTCCTCACCACGATGCAGAAATAGACTTCTTGCATGTTAGTAATGGTTCTAGCTCTACAAAACACTTTACATTACAGTGGTACCACAAAGACAACACAACGTACTACCACCTAGTCAATGATAAGGCTATTGCTGGTAAGGATGTGTACAACGTAGTTACTTCAGACAGGATCTACCTACACGCAGGTGATAAGATAACAGCCTTCGTCGGAGCTTCTACTAGCCTTTCAGCTTTTATCTCTGTACGTCAGTTCTTTAACGCTTCTCGTACTGCATAACGGGGTTGCATTCTTGTCTGTAGTATGATATAACTATTTACATATAACTAGTACCCGTGGGCAACAATGCCTAGTAAACGGAGAGTACTATGTTTAAAAGATTTCTAAAGAAACTACAAGACCACCGTCAGAAGAGAGTAGACTACTACCTCTTGGCTAACATGACTGACCGTGAACTTAGAGACCTAGGTATCGGTAGGTCAGAAATAAGAGAACGTTTTTATGGCAAGACAACTCACTGAAAAACAGCAGAAGTTTTTGGACGTTCTGTTTGAAGAAGCTAAAGGCGACCCTGTTAAAGCTAGAAAGCTTGCAGGGTACGCCGATGGTGTGTCCACATCACAAATCGTATCCTCTCTGGAAGATGAGATTGCAGATAGAACTAAAAAGTTTATCGCTAGGTCTTCCACTAAGGCTGCTTACACAATGTTCAGTGTCATGGCAGACCCAATGGACTTAGGTGTCAAAGAAAAGATGATGGCAGCTAAGGACATTCTGGATCGTGCAGGTTTCACTAAAACAGACAAGATAGAGGTCAAAACAACTGAGCCTCTCTTTATCCTACCCTCAAAAGATGTCGATGCCGAAGACTAAAACAGCTAGAGCATCAACAGCCCCTTACCCAAGTAAGGTAGAATGGCAAGTACCTCTTCGAGGTGAAAACGGAGAGTGGTACCCCATCATAAGAGTTGGAAGACACGTACCATTTGGATATAAACAGGATGAAGATGATCCTGATCTACTACTACCCATAACAGAAGAATTAGAACTTTTAGAAAAAGCAAAATTATTCCTACAAGAGTACAGTCTACGTCAGGTAGCTGGTTGGTTAACTCAGCAGTCAGGTAGGTATATATCACATGTAGGGTTAGACAAACGTGTCAGGATCGAAGAAAAACGAAGACGGGCTTCCTCCAGCTACAGGAAGTATGCCAAAAAGTATAAAGAAGCGTCAAGGAAAGCGGAGAAGATCGAAAAGCAAAGACTCGGTGGTAGAGGTACCAAAAGAATCTTTGGAGACAACTGGTCAGACACTCCCGACCCAGACGAATGATGACGAAGAGGAAGTACAAAGAGAGATTATCTTTGAACCTAATCCTGGTCCTCAAACAAGTTTCTTAGCTGCTACTGAACAAGAAGTGTTATACGGTGGTGCAGCTGGTGGTGGTAAAAGCTACAGTCTAATTGCTGACCCAGTACGCTACTTCAATAACCCTAACGCTAGGATGTTGATTGTTCGCCGTAGTACTGAGGAACTAAGAGAACTTATCTCAGTGTCTAAACAACTCTACCCACGGGCTATCCCAGGTATTAAGTTTATGGAACGAGACAAGACTTGGGTGGCTCCTAGCGGTGCTACTCTCTGGATGTCCTACCTTGACCGTGACGATGACGTTATGAGGTACCAAGGACAAGCCTTTAACTGGATCGGTTTTGACGAACTGACGCAGTGGCCTTCAAGTTATGCATGGAGTTATATGCGTTCAAGGCTACGTACTACTAGAGCTAGTGGATTACCTCTCTACATGAGAGCTACTAGCAACCCTGGTGGCCCTGGCCATAGCTGGGTGAAAAGAACCTTTATCGACCCTAACAACCCTAACGATGCATTTTGGGCTACAGACGAAGAAGGTGAGACTATATGTTGGCCAAGCGGACACAGTCGAGCAGGTGACCCTCTTTTTAAGAGAAAGTTTATTCCAGCTACTTTGTTTGATAACCCTTATCTTTCTGATGATGGGATGTACGAGGCCAACCTACTATCCTTGCCTGAGCACCAGCGCAGACAGTTGCTGGAAGGGGATTGGGACATCAACGAGGGAGCAGCTTTCCCTGAGTTTACTCGTAGAGTACACGTTGTAGAGCCATTTGACATCCCTAAAAGCTGGCCTAGGTTTAGAGCAGCTGACTACGGGTACGGATCTTACAGTGCGGTCCTTTGGTTTGCTGTTGCTCCTGATGAACAGCTTATCGTTTATAGGGAGTTGTATGTATCAAAGGTGTTGGCTACCGACTTAGCTGACATAATACTAGACCTTGAGTCTGAAGATAACATACGGTATGGTGTGCTTGACAGTTCCCTCTGGCACAAAAGAGGAGACACTGGACCCAGCCTAGCAGAGCAAATGATCGTTAAAGGCTGTCGGTGGCGACCAGCTGATAGATCCAAAGGCTCTAGGGTATCAGGTAAAAACGAATTACACAGAAGACTTCAGATGGACGAGTTCACAGAACAACCTAGAATAGTTTTCTTTAACAACTGTTACAATACAATCGCTCAGTTACCTTCCCTTCCTCTAGATAAGAATAACCCAGAGGATGTAGATACTAAGTCAGAAGACCACATCTACGATGCGTTAAGGTACGGCATCATGACAAGGCCAAGAAGCAACCTGTTTGATTACAACCCAACACAGCGTACAGGCTTTCAGGCAGCAGACTCAACGTTTGGATACTAAGGAATAAATATGGAAGAAGATGACATCTTGGCTGAAGAAGTCTACATGGAAGATTCTAAGGTATCTTACATTGAGGATACAGAAGAAGAAGCTTACACTGATCCTTCAGTAGGTAATATAGTAGGATATGTACAGCAACGTTTCGAAAAGGCTGAGACATCTAGGAATGCTGAAGAGCAACGCTGGATCAGAGCCTACAGGAACTACAGAGGTCTTTACGGACCAGACGTACAGTTCACATCTGCTGAGAAGTCTAGAGTATTTGTTAAAGTTACAAAGACTAAAGTACTTGCAGCCTATGGTCAGATTGTAGAGGTTCTGTTTGGAGCTAACAAGTTCCCTATCAGTATTGACCCTACAGTTCTTCCTGATGGTGTTTCAGAAGCTGTTCACCTTGAGACTGAAGACAGCCTTAAGGAAATGACAGACCAACAGGCTCCAGCTTCGACTGAAGTTCCAAACCTAGAACCTGGTGAGACACTTGTAGACTTTAGGGAAAGACTAGCAGGTCTAAAGAGTAAACTAGCTCCTGTTCGTGAAGACCTTAAGGAAGGCGAAGCGGAGTCACCTACTCAGATTACTTTCCACCCTGCTATGATTGCAGCTAAGAAGATGGAAAAGAAGATCCATGACCAGCTAGAAGAGTCTAACGCTAGAAAAGAGCTACGTACAGCAGCCTTTGAGTGTGCCTTGTTTGGTACTGGTATCATGAAGGGTCCATTCGCTGTAGATAAAGAGTATCCTAACTGGACTGAAGATGGTGAGTACGACCCTCTCATTAAGACTATGCCTAGGTGTTCTTCTGTTTCTATCTGGAACTTCTACCCAGACCCAGACGCAGCTAACATGGATGACGCTGAGTATATCGTTGAGCGTCACAAGATGTCTCGTACTCAGATTCGTGCCCTTAAGAAGAGACCATTCTTTAGAAACAACGCTATTGATACAGCAATCGCCATGGGTGAGTCCTACACTAAAGAGTGGTGGGAACAAGCTATGGAAGATGACGATCAGGAATCACGTAGTGAACGTTTTGAGGTCTTAGAGTTCTGGGGTTACCTAGACACTGACCTCCTTGAAGACCAAAACGTAGACGTTCCAGATGAGATGAAAGACTTAGACCAAGTGTCTGTGAACATCTGGATCTGTAACGGTCAAGTACTTCGCCTAGTCCTTAATCCATTTACACCTTCATATATTCCTTACTACGCAGTTCCTTACGAAGTGAACCCTTACAGCTTCTTTGGTGTAGGTATTGCTGAGAACATGGACGACACTCAGACACTTATGAATGGCTTCATGAGAATGGCTGTTGACAATGCTGCTTTATCTGGTAATCTTATCATTGAAGTAGACGAGACTAACCTAGTACCTGGCCAAGATCTGTCTGTGTACCCAGGAAAAGTCTTTAGAAGGCAAGGGGGTGCGCCTGGTCAAGCCTTGTTTGGCACTAAGTTCCCTAACGTCTCTAATGAAAATATGCAACTATTCGATAAGGCAAGGGTCTTAGCTGACGAATCTACTGGCTTCCCTAGCTTTGCACATGGACAGACAGGGGTCAGCGGTGTTGGACGAACAGCTTCTGGTATTAGTATGCTTATGTCTGCTGCTAATGGTTCTATACGAAACGTAGTTAAGAACGTAGATGACTACCTCTTATCTCCTTTAGGTAAGGCTTTCTTTAACTTTAACATGCAGTTTGACTTTGACCAAGAGATCAAGGGTGATCTAGAGGTTAAGTCTCAAGGCACTGAAAGTCTAATGGCTAACGAAGTACGTAGTCAACGCTTGATGCAGTTCTTGCAGATTACACAGAACCCAGCCTTGGCTCCCTTCTCTAAGATGGACTATATCATTCGTGAGATCGCTAAGTCTATGGATCTAGACCCTGACAAGGTAGTAAACTCTATGGCTGACGCTAAGCTTCAAGCTGAACTACTCAAAGACTTCCAAGCACAGAACCCACCTCCTGCCCCACAGCAAGGCGTACAGCCCCCACAGGGTCAAGGAGCACCTGGTGTACAAGATACCTCTGGTGCTGGCGGTGGTAACATAGGTATGGGTACAGCCCCTCAGCCAGGCGAACAGGGTTTCTCAGGTAACACTGGTCAGCAAGGTGCAGCTTAATGCACAACCTGAAGCCTCTCGTAAATGATAAAGCTCTTTGGGAATCCTTTCTTGAAGAGCTACAATTACGCCTTAACGATGTTCATAAGCAGATGGAGCAAGCTCCCCACGTTGAGGACTTGTACCGTCTACAAGGGCAAGCAGCTGCTCTTAACAAATTTAAGTTCTTAAGGGATAAAGTTAATGGCTGA